CTGATAACAAGCAATGGCACGACCAAAATGAAATGGCGTGCCACTTACGACAATCTTAAAGCACATAGTGCCGCGCAACAATTTAAAATTGTTAATGCGGTTAACTATTACCGGGTGCTCAAGATAATCGTCCCATGGGTTTATGTCAGCAAATAAAGTACCTCCTACTTGCCACTTATAAGCATTTAACTTAAGTGGCCTCTCGAAGAAATTCTCAAAACGCGCAAACTTTTCGTCCCTAATGGAACGAACATCGTCAACTGCCGACGGAATAATCACTTTGTGACCTTCTCTGTCGTCAGCAAACATAAATTGTTGTTCACGAGTCTCAACTTTGGAATCTCCTACAATGTCTGGCTGATCTAGCACACCCATGTGCGCTTCCAATACATCTCCAAGACGTGGTACCAATAACATGCTACTATTCACAGAATCGCGAACATCACACGTAGGATAAAACAAACCATTGTCTTCGTCCAAATTCATGGACCAAACTAATGTATTTGCATGATCATCCGTAATATCAGGTAACAAATCTCGAAAAACACGCGATAAAAACCTCCCATGGTGTTTAAAAACACCACTAAAAGTAGATAACTCAATTGATGAATCCATCAAATGTTCAATTTCACTATTAGTTTGTAAAGTCAAAAATTGAGTAGTCTTCTCACGCAATAAATCAAAATATCTTTGAAATGCATTGTACCAACCTCGTGTTCTAAAATCATAAACCATCATTAAATGGTCCAATTGTAAAACACGAAATCGGCCCAACAAACCCGAAGGCTTGTTTGACAGCTGGTAATAAACCCCACGAAAGCAGATAACATCTACTGGCTCGGGGCCCAAAAATACACGGCTGTATCCAGCATAAAGCTGTACGTTGGTGTCTATATATGTACTCAGATCCGACACCTCCGTATCTGAGTTTGAATCGTTATTAAAATTCATAAGTCATTTATCATATATCACTTAGACTTATGGGTGATACAAGGTTCCTCTTCGAGACATATAAGTCTCCTAATATAATGTGCAAAGCCTAATCCTACTGCCGAGTAACATATAAAACTGGTATCCATATACACAAAAATCCTCTTCAACTATACACTGGAACCCCGAGGGACACCGGGGCGGCATTTAAGGCTGCTCCGCACCTTTATACGTCTTTATCCACCTATTAACCATATCAACGTAAGTACAATCCAACATTGTACACATATGGGTAATTTCGCACTCTTTTGCAACCTCCCTCATCTGGGTACGGCGCATTTCGTAGATTTCGCTTCCATGGTTAAACCATTCACGCAAAGCTCCATCAATATTCAATGCGCTACACTCCTCTTCGGATAGTGGATGTCCTTGAGGATACAAATGCATGTGCAATGATTTAAAAATTGATTTCTCAATCAATGCACCCACATGTTGCCCAATTTCCGGACTATAAACGCTCTTAC